ATCAGTTAATTGCCAGCTTTTTACTCCCGAAGCCATACTTGTTACGTTGATTGAGCCTGCACCCGGCGGCGAAGAATCGGGATTCTTCGCATATGCGATGTATGCAGTTTCAGAATGATCGTATGGGTACATGAAGTAATCATCTACGGGGTCATACATAAGAATCCTGGTGCTTGTGTGATGTACAGACCAGTTGCTTTCTGTCCAGGCCGTTGCAAGGTTGTCTGTCCAATAACCCGCTGAAGCATAATAGCCACCGCTGTCATAAAGGGACATTAGATAATATCTATTGCCCCTTTTGGCGATAGCACTACACCCGAAGTTCGCCTTCGGAATCGATTGACCAGTTTCCGACAGGGCTGGTGTAGTCCCATAATAAACTCTGCTGCTGTATGTGGTATAAAAATACGTTCCATCATAACCCAGGGGTCTCGATGCCCTATTTGAGACCTTCGTCCAGCTGTTATTCGTGAAGTCCGTGCAATAATACACACTGTTTTGATCCACGATAATATAATAACCACCCAAGTATTGAAGGTACGTCGGTGTGCTTGTCCCCATCAACGAAATGGTATAGGTTGTCCACGGGCCATCAAGCGACGTTGCATAACAGGCGATCGACTGATTTCCCGATTGATAGTAAATGATTGTGCAGTAATGTGTCCCGTCCCATATGGTTTTACAGCGACCATAGCTGGTTACACCAACCCAGGGGATCACCTTTTTCCACGTCCCGTTCCTGGGGTCATCGGTGTACCACAGACAAGCTTGAGAAGTATTATCGTATCCGTTTACAACATGGAAATTGTTCGCACGATTATAAGCCATTGACCAGGTTTGTGTGCTTCCAACACTGACGGTTCGAATACCCCAACCCGACGATGGGAGAACCTCTGCAAGTTCTGGATAGGTCAATGTGTCCACCTTTGCGCCGTTTGCTGCAAGGAATTTGTCGCCCAGGGAAGTTCGTTTTGAAAGTACCATATCCCCAACACGAAGCGAAGCTTCTTTGACACCTGCGTCGATTTTGTCCATATTTTCGTTCATCACGCCAATGTCATAAAAATCATCAGGCGCGGGCTTCGTTAGTCCCAGGTTTGGCGTCTTCGTCGCCATTATAAAATCACTTCCTCTCTCCAGTTTGCGTGTGTGTATGCCGAAAGCTGTGCGTGTGTCAGACCTGAAAAGGCTTGATGTTTGTTGTATTCCAGGCTGATGTCGATCAGCATATTCGCCGGAACAACCTGGCTGACCATCTGGTTCACCACGGGGAAAGCCGTCTTTCCAGACAGTTGAACCCTGATCGTTAATGTGTATGTGTCATTCGATAGGGTCATCGTGTACCCGTCAGCCCCGCAGATCGAATCAAGCCTTTCTTTCAGAATCCGAAAAGTGTATGGAAGCCTTTCGTTCATCTTCGCCAGGATCGTCAGCTTCCGTTCCTGAAGACTGCTTGTCGGGTTCGGCGTGATTGAAATGATCTTTTCAAGCCTTGCCACCCCGTTTTCCGTCGCATCTTCAATGAATTGATCGTTCAAGGCATTTTCCAGCGCAACCCATAGATCAGACACTTCCGGCTGTTCCGCATCGACCAGGGCTTTGAATTCCCTGATCGATTGCAGAACGGGGGGAAGATAATCAATCATGTTTCTGTTCATTACGAAGCCACCACCGTTCCACGAATGGGAATTTCATCAGCCCCCAGGACTAAATTCGTCGCCGATCCGTTCAATTTTGTTTCCATCACATCGACGATTCCAGGAACATCAAGCAGCCTGTTTTCCAGTTGACTGATTCGCACGACGACAGAATCCTGATCTTGCCATGTCGCAGATAATTCCTTGAAGTATGCGTCGATTGCCCCATGAACCGCAGACTGAACCGTGACCCAGTTCCACCCGCTTTGATAGGTGATGTTTAGTTCGATGTCCACTGGGGTTGCAGCGACCCCCGTCACCGTGACCACATGACCGATCGGTGCAAGGCCGACACCCTGTCCGGCGTTCACCGTCGGATCGATCGCCGTCTGTACCGCATCGATCAGTGTGGAAGACGGAACGCTGTGCGTGGAATCGATGATCACCAGCTTCACCGTCCCGCCACCGTTCCAGGCCGGATATACTTTGACCCCGCCGACACCCGCCATGCTGCCGACCTTCTGTTTATAATCGGCGATGTTCCCGCCGAAAGCCTGGGAAGAAAAGCTGTTGAAATATCGCTGTCGAAGGGCTTCGGTGTCTTCTTCATCTTCGCCAGGGATCAGCACGTCCGTCAGTTCCGCACTGGTCAGCCCGTTTATAAACTGGATCGGAAGCAGCGTTCCCGAATCCCCATTTCCTACTGACCCAGCCGTTTCACATTCCAGTTTGAAGACCCCGTTTGAAATTTTTTCGATTACGGTGTAATTCAAAAGATTCAGGCTGAACCTTGAACCGATCGGAACGTCGATGTTAAATTCACCTTTGCGGATCGCCTTCGTCGCTTTCTTGACGTTTATGCCACGTTCAGCAGCCCGCTTGATTAAATATTCCCTGCTTGCCGTGTCCGCAAAGGTTTCATTCAGAATCGTGTCAAGTTGTATGTACATATTCTGAAGTTCGACCGCAGCGGGGGCAAGTGCTGTATAAATCAGCGATCCTTCCCTGGTGTCGATGTTCGGATTTGCAGCCGTCACCCTGTCCAGCATACGCTGAAGAATGGTTTCAAAAGTTATCGATTCAAACATTAAATCGTCACCGCCGTTTCTGATTCGATTTCGCCGAAGATCGTCACCACCGTGAACGTGACATTGACCTTGCCTTTGTCGGAAGTAAAGGAAAAATCCTTCACGTCCGTGATTCTGCTGTCCTGTTTCAAAGCTTCCGTGATCAATCGTTTCAGTTCCGGCATGACCAGGGGCTTCGGCTTTCCGATCAGATCACTGAATTCAGATCCATAATTCCATGAATAAATGATGTGCCGGAAGCGTTCGGTGTTCAGGATCAGGAAGATCGCTTGTTTCATCGCTTCGATCCCGTCAATCGTGCCGAACACGACACCACGTTCGATGTCAAGCTTGAAGGTCTTCGTCGGGCGTTCTGTGATTTGAAAATCATTTTTCAAAATTTCTGCTGTTGCCGGAATCATTTCATCACCTTGCCCTATCCAAAACAATAAACTTCTGACCGCCTTGCTGCCGAATCAGAATGACTTTTTCGCCCTTCTTCAGACCAAGATGGACGATGAAAGTCTTTTTTCCTGTGACGGTGTGGGTGTGCGTCAGGTCTGTCGCCCCCGCCGTTGCCGTCGTGACATCAATGTTGTGTTTATGGTTATCTGAACCGCCTGGATTTGTCGTTCCGCTTAACCCGTGGGTGTGATCCAGATTGACCGAATCCAGTGCGCTTGATGTGGTTTCATCGACTGTCATGTCCACAGTGAAGTCAGACACCAGGCTGGACAAAACCAGGAAGGGGGAAGTCAGAATCGTTTTCTGATCGACCTGGATTTTCAGCGGGGAAGTTTCGATCACTGTTCCGAACATGAACGTGGACGGCATCGCAGCGTTGAAGGCTTCCATCGCTGCCCGCTTCACAAGTTCGACCGCATTGTTCACTGAATCAACCCTCCCTTCAGCGTCAAGTCCATCGTGTGAAGGCTTTCCTTGAAGGTGTGCTTCGCTTTTTCGACCAGCATATAAGTCTTCGGGGATATGTCACCCAGGTTCAAATAAACTGGGATCAGCGATCCGGCACGAACCCGAACGTCGCCCCATGCGTTGTTGACCGTCAGCGATCTTGTTTTTTGATTGTACAGCCCCAGCAGCGCATCAGCTTTCGCCTGTGCGCCCGTGGGATCATCTATTTTTTCAAAATACTGAAGGACACCCCATTCGTTTATATGGCTGCTGTCCTTTGCGATGTAAATGTCACGCTTTCCTGTGTCTTTGTTTTCATAGGCAAGCTTGATCTGATTGTATGTGTCGCCGTCGATGCTGGATTCATAGCTGAAGTTTTCGCCAGTTTCGGAATCGATCAGAAGATCAAGCTTCATGCTTTCGATGTTCTTCAGCGTCAGCTTTCCGAAATCGTCATATAACACATAAAGCTTCCCCGTGTTCATCAGGGTGATTTGCAGCGCACTGTTCACGATGTCAAACAGGGTCTTGTTGTCTTCAGATCGGGCGGGAATCTTCCAGCTTGTATCTTCCAGCGTCCCACACTGAAGCCGAAAGTCAGCAGCCAGCTTCTGGATCAGTTCCGTCGCCGTCAAATTCTCATAGACATAGGTGTCTTTATTTTTGAAATATCGCAGCTGGTCATATGCTGTCACGGAAATGATCTGATCCTTGTCACGGGCTTTTTTGAACACGAAGCCATAAAACACGTTCTTCCCGTCAACCTTCAGCCGGACGGGATCACCT